AGATATTCGTCGCGCACCTGTCGCAAAAGGTCGTCAATATCAGCCTGCTCGAATGTCGTGACAAGCGTGCGCTCCAAAGCCTCGGAAGCCTCGCGCGCAATCGGGTTGCTGTCCTTGAAGCGAGGAGCAACCACCGGAGCCGGGGGCCGCGCATAGGTAGCAGGCCGCAAGACCTCGAGATTCGCCCAGAAGATCGCATATTCACGCTCTGTCGTGTCAGCGCGATCCTTGCGGGAATAGTGCTTATCGACGTTCTCGCAAGCCTTATACCACTTTTCAAAGCGGCTCTTGTATGCGGTCAGTCGATCCAGCCATACAGACGCGCTTTTGGCCGCGCCCGGAGCAGCCTCCGTCGCGTTGCTGTATTCGGTCATATTTTGATCCTTACGACTCGCTTGGCAATAGCGCCAGCGCCTCGCGGCACACGGCAGGGATATCACTCTGCCCGAAAGCCGTGATTGACACGGCGTAAACATATCCATTCCGGGGCGAGCGGATCAAATGGACAACGCCGTCCGTGCTCCCCCGCACAATGCGCACGCCATCGGGGAGCATGCCCAAATGGGCGATGATGCTTTCGGTTGCGTTCATATCTTGATCCTTACGCCTCGCGGTGCTTCAGGCGGGCCTTGCAGAATAACCGAGCCCAAGGGCTGGGGCTTCTTGACGGGCTTTGGCGGGGCAACCATGTCGCGATACGCAATCGCCATATAGCGAGCGGCGTCGGCGCTGTGGCTTGTCCAATCGTGCCGGGGCGTGTTCTTGAACGCCTTGGTCTTTTCGTCAAAGTCCGTGCGGTATTGGCGAAGCGCCTCCAGCCCGTGCTTGGTCGCTTCACCATCAAATCGAATACGCGGGAACATCACGCGAAGTGCGTTAATCCCGTCTTCAACCGTGTGAGCAGGCACAAGCTGAGGCTTTCGACCAAGGCTGATCAACGTCTCAACGCGAGTGCGCCCGGTTCCAAGCTCTCGCGCCTTTGCATCGTGCGGAACGAAGTCCAGCCCGTAGCGATAGCCAAGGGCGGACAGTTCGCCCACATAATGCGGCAGAGCCTTGCCGTGGTCCTCGATATGTCCAATGACGCGAAGCCCATCAGGAGCCGCCTGCCATAGCCAGATGGCCGTGCTGTCCCCGATGCCCAAGTCCCATGCCGTATGCACAGGCAAAAGGGGATCAAGCGGGAACATGCCAACGCGCCCTTCGCGCTCGGCGCGGGCGATGTCTGAGCCGTAGTAGGCTCCGAGAATCGCAGCATCGAAAGAACATTCGAACTCCTGGGCATATTGCTCAGGCGTCATGTCCTTGGCCGCGTCATCCAACTCGGTCTGCTTGACCAAGCCGCTTTCAGAAGCCTTCAACATCATGGCGAACCACGATGGATCGTCTTGCGCTAGTCCCCAAATGCGGAAAAACTCGTTTCGCCCTTTTGGCGTGCCGATAAAGACCGCCCATCCCTCGCGGTCCGCCAAGGCAGGGCGAATAACCTCCGTCCATGCAGCAGGCGGCATGTCGGCATACTCATCCAGAACAACGCCATCCAGATACACGCCGCGCATGCGGTCGTAATTGTCAGCGCCATAAAGCCGGATGCGCGCGCCGTTGGGCAAATCCACCCGAAGCTCCGCCTCGTTGAACTTCACGCCATCAATCGGCGCTGTGAAGCGCTTGAGATAGCCCCAGGCTACGTCCTTGGCCTGCACATAGAACGGCGCGACATAAGCAAAGCGCGGGTCTGGATTCTGGCAGCGGAGAGCCGCATCAATCAAGTCAGCGACACAAGCCACTGTCTTGCCGGCGCGGCGATGGGCTACCAGACAAGCCCAACGCTCTTTTCGCATATGGAAGGAGACAAAAGGCTTTCGAGCCTCATAGCCTAAGCTAATCGCTGGCACGGGGAACGCCCGTTACAATCTGGATGGCTACCGCGCCACCATTCTCGCCAGTCACTTGCAGCGGCAAGACCTTGCCCACCAGCGAAAGATAGGCAACCGGGTTAAGCCTCGCCTGTTCGGCTAGATATTGCGCGCCGCCCACGATTTCAAACGATTGTAACACGGCCTCGCGAATGTCGCGGGTGATTTTATTGGTTGAGCCTTTGGGCCTTCCCTTGCCTGCGTTGCCCCTATTTGGGCCTACTTTAGGCTGCATTGCTATTCTCGCTGCACACAAAATTCAGTCGCGCGAATTGGCCATGATGCAAAGACGCATGCTTGTCGTAAGCACGCGCTGCCTCTTCTTCTTCTCTAAAATACCCGACGTGTTTCATTTTGCCGTCAATGGCGATGCGAACTTGCCACTTTCGATCAGCGGCCTTCCACGACACGCCCTTAAACTGCGATGACCCGGCCCTGCCTTTAGTGTTGAACTGATTTTGCTGGTTCGTGGCCAACCGCAGATTGCACGCTCTGTTGTCTGCTGGGTTCCCGTTAATGTGGTCAATGTCCCCCGAGGGCCACTGCCCGTAGTGCAAAGCCCACGCCACACGATGCGCCTTGAAATGAAAGCCTGCAACTTTACCGGACAAATGCCCCTTGTTGTCAGGCCGCGCTAAGCAAGGCGAGCCGTTTATTGCGTGCTGAATTTTCCCGGTTTCGGCATTATAGACCACCGCAGCACGCAGGGCCTCAATGTCCATTTCGTTGTATTTTACCATTTAGCCTCCAACGACCGGTCTGAGCGGTCGCGCCTCACGTTTCTCTGTCCTGCTTTTCTTTCTGGTCCATGAAAACGCAATAGCGCCTGAAATGCGCAACGACATCCTCGCCCTCAAGAATGTCGTCCCACAGCGCATAGCTATCCGCAGCGGGCGCTGGCCTTGAGTCTAGCCAGTCCTGCTTGTCCTCGAACTCTTCGCGGGAAGACCAAAAGCGCTTCCACTCTTCCGGCGTGCCGCACTCGCGCTCATCTTGCTTAGCCACCTTTATTGCGGCCATGAGATCACCCCTTAGGTTCCAAAAACGATTTTCCGGTAATCATCATTGACCCTGACGAGGAATGAATTGGTTCGTCCGATGGACACAAATTCCGCAATCGCGTCTCGCCAGACATCGAATAGGGTTTCGCCGTCAATCGGACGGTTTATGCGCCAATCGAAATCATGCCGCGAGAGGGGGGAACCTTCTTCAATGTCTCGGATGACAACGCATAAAACCGTGCCGTCTTTTATCGACCTGATTTCATCGCCAGTTTTTAATATGGCCATGAGATCACCTCTCGTTAAAATGAAAACGCGTCGATGCCTGCCTACAGGCTTGGCGGCTGGCAGGATATTGCTTGCGCATTGCCCCTTGCCGACACGCGGAAAGAAGCCCCGGAAGCCTCTCTAGCGTCTGCCACCAACTTGGAGCCCGGTGCAGGAATTGAACCCGCAACCTACGCCTTACAAAGGGGTTGCTCTACCAGTTGAGCTAACCGGGCCAAATTGAAAACTGGCCTCGTCTCCGGGGCCGAATGCTAACCCTACACATGGCAGGGAAGACTTTGGCGCATCGCATATGTTAGCGACTGACAAGGGGCGATCCCGATCTATCCAGCCCCTATGCGCTCTCACCGTCCAATCGGTCTAGACTGCGATCCGGCTAGGCTGCAAAAGCAGCGCGCCAAACTGCTTCAACGCGGGTCCGGTCAATCCAGAAGTCACCGAACCTAGTCGCACCGGAATACTGGCTTACCGGGCTTTAGCTGCACACGTCACCGTGGCGCACGCGTTGAACTGTTTTGGTGCGGATCAGTGCGAACCCCCAAGGCCCTTGCCAATCCGCGCCAAGCTTGTTGCCACCATCGTGGCGAATTGGAACGCCGTTTTTAACGAGGGGCGCACCTCGCATGGCCTTTTCAGCTGGCCGGCCACGATATATGACGCCTCGCTTACACACTGCGCCTAGCCTCAATTTCACGAATATCGAATCACCGCGCGTGATGCAAGAGCCTTTATCGGGGCGCAACAAGTTATTCACAGCCTCGTCAGTCCAAAGTGACGCACCAGGATATTCGCCCCGCATCGAATGCCGCCAAGGTCTTTCCGGCCTAGCGATTCATCATCCATGGCGCAACGATCAATCAGGCGCATCCATTCTACGCTATATTCGAGAATCGCCGAGCGCGCGCCGTTATAACGACGCCTCGCCTCGATAACCTCGTCATTGCCCGGCGCCTCTGCCGTGGAAGTCCCGCGCACGCCGCCAATCTCCAAAGCCTTCGGATGTGGGCTAGGAATGCCATAGATCAGGCAATAGCGATGGCGAGCCGTGATGTATTCCATGATGGCGCGATATTGGAGATCAGATAGGCCCTCGCTGTCCGTGGCAGCGTTCACGGCCCATTTACGCATCCGGCCAAGAGGGAATCCATACCATGGGTCTTTTGCGTCATCGTCGTTGCCGGCGCCATGAAACTTCTGGCGCTGCATGACG